CGCATCGCGAGATAATGCTGGCCGTCGAGGTCGCGCGTCATGATCTGGAGTGTGCCGTGGTGGTCGCCGTCTACACAGTCCCCGTTCAGCACATAGTAGAGATCGGCATTATCCGCCTTCCGCTGGGCGTCGAGCTGGGCGTGAAAATCACACCACAGTCCCCATAGCCATTTCTGTACCCTGGAGGCCGCCGTTTTCTGCCCGTCCGCGTGGCGGTAGCCCTCCGGTGGCGCCAAGCCGACCGTAGAATTGACATGCTGGTCAGCCGTGACACCGATGACAACCGCGCGTTTAGCCGTCAAGTTCTTTCTCCCATGTTGAGGGATCAATCGCGGGCGGCACACAGGTTGCCCGCGGCGGGATCAGATCGCGCCATGGCCAACTCTCAATGACGGGGCCGGGAATGTCGCGTTGGCAAAACGGGCAACCCGTGACCCGCAGATTCCCCAGCAGGAGCCGAGCGACCATGTATCTCGTCGGGGGCTCATAGATCCCAGATTCCCAAATGCGAATCTTGAGGTCGTCGCAGGGGCCGCGGATCGAGCAGAGCGTGGTCATAGCACCCGGTCAAGCCACGCGTTCAGGCGTTGGACAAAAGGGAGTCGGTACACCAGGGTCGTGAGATGGTGGACAGGACTACGATAGGCGGGATTCCCCCATCGCTGGATAGCATGTTGTAAAGCGTCATCCCAGCAGAGCGCGAGCCCTAGAACGTGAAACCACCACGCGCCGCTTAACGCACCCACGAGACCGAGGACAAGCCCATAGTAGATATGGTGAGCCTCCCCGAACACGAGGTCGTCGCGGAACGGGCCCCACACAATAGCCGTGAACCAGAGAACCAGCGCCGCGACATACGCCGCGAGTAGGCTAGTCATGGGTGAAGTCCCACCATGCGGCCCCGGCAATGGTGCCGACTATGAGCATCCAGAGCAACACTGCAAGCACGCGGCGCGCGGCCTTCACGGACTGTCGTCCTCGTCACAACAGCCGCCATCGTCCACCAGCGGCCGGCCAGCCCAGACGGTGCGCATCTTGGAGGGCTCCGGGGCCTTCACGGTCGGGAGCCGCCGCCGCACGATGATCCCGACCCCCAGCCCCACGCCCACGGCGAACACCGCCAGGACGGCCAGGATCTGGGCGAGCCGATGCGCGGCGACGAATGGCGCCTCGTTCATCCGGCCGTCGTGCGGGTGATCGCGCCGCCCTGTCGAGTGAGTTCGGCGTCCCGCACCAAGCGCCGCGCGGGCTTATCGGATTCGGGAACCTGGAAGTGCAGCCAATGGGCACCGTCCCCCGCCCGCTCCTCAAGAATCAGATCGAACACGATAGTCCCCACCGCCGCGATGGCTTTCTGAAGTTGGTCGTGGCTCATGGCAGGCGGCGGATCAAAGTCCGCAGCTAGGCCTCTCATGTGGTAGCTTCGCGCCGCCCCACCGACCGCCGTGTTCAGCGCCGGGCAACGGTAGGCGCTGTGAATCTTGAGCGGTCGGACGATGAGCGCCCGCACCTTCTCCAGTTCCGCACACAGTCGCCGCAGGTTGGGGAGGATTTCGGGAGGTGGCGTGTTGTCGATCTTGAGCCGGAATGCCGTGGCCGAGCGCGACAATTCCTCAAGCGTGAAATGTTCAGTGAGCTTCATGGCGGTGTCCCATTACCGCGCTTCAACACTTTGTCCACGACGCCGCCGAGCCCGAAGAACCGCAGCACCGTCATCGTGAGGTCGGGCGCCAGGGCGAACGCGCCGAACGCCAGCACGAGGGCCGCCATCAGGTACGCCGCCACGAGCGCCACCGCGCCCGTCGCTTCGGGCAAACTGAAGGTCCGGTCCAGTAGCCCTTTGCCCCACCAGATCAGCGCCACGCCCGCAGCCTTTCGCACCGCCCCAGCCCAGAACGAGCGGACCGGATGTGCCGCCTTCTCCTGTTCGCGCTCGACGCGGATCGCGTGCTGTGCGCGGGTCGCCCCGCCTAACCGTTCCTTCGTGGTCATTGGCAGGATCGCCACTCTGCCCGCTGCATGTCCACCCGAGGGAGCGCGCGGCCGATCTGGCACGTGCGGCGGTCCAGGATACCGAAGAGCTCGAACTGCTTTTCGATCGCGACGGAATCCACCACCACGCGGGACTCCACGCGGCCCAGCCGCATCATGCGCGCGCTATCCAAGTTGAACACGGTGAGGGCGGCCGTGAAGCCGCCCCCAAAGAGCGCGAGGGCCAGCGTGACCATCCGCACCTCGCGGCCGGTCACAGTGACCCCCAGGGCGCTCGCCAAGAGAAGTTTCGGGCTCACAACGCCTTCCCCGCCACTGTCATGGTGGCCCAATCCCGGTGATGGCCGGCCATCACAGCACCTCCTCAAGCACGAACTGTGTATTCCCTCGGGGATAGACCCGCTGCTCCAGTGCGCCTAACTCCCGCATGGTGCACAGAAACGACACTTGGTGCGCGGTCGTAGTTTCCTCGGGGTCATAGACGAAAAACAACTGTCCCGTGGTCCCCTGGTGTTTGTGCATTTCCAGGATCGAGTCGCGAATCTCGGCTGTCGGGAGCTCCTCGAACACCAATGCCCACTCCCGATGTTTGCGCTTCGCGTAGAACACCTTGGCTCCGCCATCGGTAGTCTGCGAGATAGACGGATCGACCCAGCGCACCTTGGCTCCGGCGACCACCTGGACCGTTGGCTGGTAGCCCGAAGCGACGACCAATCGTCCACCCTCCACGTAGCCGTCGGCGTTCGCGTAGTCGTCGATCTGGACCCACGGGTAGCGCATGGACTGCGCAGTCGAGGCGACGTGGAACCAGGTCGGGGTCCAGCCCTGCGCGTCCTCGACGGAGAGCCCGGAGGGCCAGCCATCGAGCCAGCCGGAATCGTAGACGGCGGCCTGCATGGTGGCGAGGACTTGTGTCCCGGTCATGATCCGATAGAGGACGTGGGCGCGACTCACTGCGAGATTGATTGCCCCGGCCGCATACACGCCGACCCCTTCGACATAGGCCGCCGTGGCGAGGTCGTAATACTTCTCGTGGTAGGTGCCAGCCGCGACGGCTGAGAAGTCGAGCGTGCTGTCGGCGGCGCGGGTGACGGCGGTCGTGGTCGTCGCGATGTACGAGGTCGGGAATGAAGCGTTGTTCTCGATCTGCGCGCCCCACAGCGATACATACGACGCCCCGTCCCCGTCGAACACGAAGGCATCCACCGCCGCGTTGACATTGTAGATGGTGAAGTAGGCGTTTGTGCGGCCGTTCCCGATGTTCACCACGACCCAACAGTGGTACCAGCCGGTTGAGCCTACCGCTTTGATGCCACTTCCGACGACCGTCCCAGTGCCGTTCGTAATACTTCCGGCCACCGCACCCGTCAAGAGATTGAAATACTTGCCCGCATAATCGACGCTTGTACTATCAGCCATCAGCATCATGAACCCGACGCCCTGCGCCCCGGCGCCTTGTTTGGCATAGATCGACAGCGCAACGTTCGCGTTCGCGGTGATCGTCAGAGAAACTTGCCCAGCTCGGTGGCTACTCGCCGCCGTATTGTCCACGATCAATCGATCTGCCGACGCTATGCCGTCTGGCCCCGTATCCGCGTTGGCACTCACCGAACAGCGGACGCAAGACCATGTTGCTCCTACATCAAGTGCCTGTGATTGCAGACAGATGTTCTGCCGCGAGGGTTCCAGGAGCGTGGTCCGCACGCCACCGATGAAATGCGCGTCCCGCAATACATTGGCGGCCACCGTCCGAACAATGCCGTTCCGGTCTTGATAGGTGGCGCATGTCGTTGCGTCCGCGCGCGAGAAGGCGTAACCCGCGAGGAGCGAGGGATCGTTCCCCGCCTCGTAATCAAAGAGGAGGTCGTCCACTTCCCCGAGGACGCGGACTTTGGCCGCTGTGCTGAGGTTGTGGTTCACCAACCCGAATACGCGCACGTCCCGCGATACCCCGAGGTCCGTCTGAAACACGGTCGAGGAGAGTTCCGTGTCCGTACTCCGCGCGAGGACGTGTAAGCGCTCGTCTTGAAGATTTCCAAGCGGGAGTGCGGTGAGCCAGTCACCACCCGAGAGTGTCGGCGTGTACGTCGGCCCCCAGGCGTCGGACTGTATCGGGTATCCGAAAATGGGGCGGCTCATGTCGCGCCCCGATGCTGGTAACAGGTCGCGTAGTCGATTTGGAGCGTGCCGACACCGGTCGTGGCAGCTTCTTTTCCCAACCGCACCACGGGTTGGAGTTGAAGCGCAGCCACCTGACTCATGTCGAAGACAGTGGCACTAGCCTTTCTCACGCCGTCCGCGAAGAACCGCACCGACGTTTCGTCCTCGCACTCGATCCGCAGAATCGTCCACTGGTTGGCGATCAAGGTTACACCGCTGGCCACATCGTTCTGCTCGTTCACCGTGTCGTCGCTTTCCAGCACCATCGCGCCCGACGCGCTGAACTTCGCCCAGATGCTTTCCGCTACCGTCCCTGCCGCCGCGTTGTGATCCCCGCACACCCCGATGTAGGCCGTCACGCCCGTCGTCGGCAGCACCGTGAACCGGAACCGGCACTCGAAGATCAATCCCTGGTTGAGAGTGAACGGCCGGTGGTCGTCGAAGTCGATGCCCGCCAACTGGATTTCGTTGGTGGCATCCAGCGCCAGGGCGTAGACGCCATTCGGCGCGTCGGCCACGACGGCCTCGGTGGCGGCACCTGTATCATTTGTCGCCCACCAAACCGTGGTGTCGAGGGCGCGACCGAGGAAGTCGTCCTTCCACCACACACCAGCGAGGGCGGCCCGCGTCTCGAACGTCGAGCTGTCGCGCCAATGGATGATGTCGTCGTAGGTGTAGGGTTTCAGCATCGTCGTGCCTACTTCCAAAGAGTAAGAGACGTCGTAATGGCAAGCGCGCCTGCCGCAGCCGGCGTGTAGCGATCCTCGTGGCCGATCACCCGGAAGTCTACGCCCGCCGATAGACCAAAGCGAGAGTGTGTCACGGTAACCACATCGCCGAGATCCACGCCCGCCGCTCGCTCCCGGCCCACCTCAATCTCGAATACGTCCCGATCGGTGCCGCGCAGCGCCTGTCGCCGTGTCGCTTCCGCGATGGCATCTGCACTCGCGTCGATTAGGCACTCTTCGATGATCTCCGGGGCCAAGAGATGCGCAACCTGAACTGTCGCGTCCTCGTACTTCGCCTCCCGGTACTCCCGTGCGAGGAAGGCCCGTCGCGCATCGGATACTCCGCCCGCGAGGTCGCCCATCTGCACGGTGTGGTTCCGCTGGTAGCGGAGTATCGAACGCCACGAGGGCAACCCCCGCCCGGCGTCGTTCGGCTGGACCCGCCCCAGCGAGATGATGTCGTTCTCGGTCAGCGTGGCAACAGCCGAGCCTGAGGGCGCCGTGAACTGCTTGATCCGCAGGATGCCGTCGTTGTCCTGTCCCCACCAGGCGCCCGCACTCTGCGCGATCCGGTCCACGGTCCCCGTCACGGTGGGGTTCTCGTCCGGGCCAACCCACAGACCGGTCACGTCGTCAATGGCGGTGTCGAGCGCCGTGAGGTCGTCCTCGTTCCATTGCGCCAGCGGGTAGCCCTGCCGGGTCAGCGCCCAGCGGAAGGCTTCGGCGTGGGTCCGGTCAGCAGCGGCATCGCCCTGCGTCACGTCGGCGGTGATCGTGCCGGCGGGGGTCGCGCCTAACCGGAACATCCCGCCGTCAAGCCAGGAGATGGCGCTGCCCGGCGCGGGGGCTTGGTCGTCGTCAAGGAGATCGGCCTCGGAGGCGTACTCCGCACTTGCCCCAGCGGCAACCGTGCCGTCCGTCGCCGAACACATGAGGAACTGACTGTTGACGTACTGCGCGCCCCACGGATGCGCGATGGGCGCCACCGCCATTTCGGCCCACGTCGTTGTATTGCGGGACCACGCCACATACGAGTTGCCGCCGTCGTATCCGACCATCATCCACAGGTCGTCGGTGGGGCTGTACGCCACGCCTTGATAGTTCCGGCTCGCCGTGATTCCATCGCTCACGAGGACGAACCCAAAGGCTGTGCCGGGTGACGCGGCAACCACACCAGCGCTGCCCGTGGCCACAAACTTGCCGTTGCCGAACTCCAGGTGGTTGAGAGTTCCGGCGGGGAACGGAATGACTTCCCATATCGTGAGGTTGGTCGAGGTCGCCACCTCGGCCGTGTTCCCCACGAGTACGTAGTACCCGTTCCCGTAGGCGGCCCCGTACAGGTCGGTTGTCGCGGTGAGGCCAGTTGTGGCGGCGCTCCACGTCGCCCCGGAGTCGTCGCTGTACACCACGGCGTTGTCCTGGCCACCCGCCAAGAACACATCACCGTCGGCGTTGTAACAGACGGCGTAAAGGTTGTTCGCCGTGCCGCTGACCTGCGCCGTCCAGGTCGCGCCGTTATCCGTGCTGGTGGAGATTTTGCCGCTCGTACCGACAATCACCAGCGTCCCGGCGCCGTCGTCCGCGATGCCATAGATGACATCGCCGCCAAACTGAGCGTTCCGCGAGGTCCACGCGGCGAAGTCCGGGCTCGTGAAGCAGTTGCCCACGCCGCCCGGGTCTTCTCCAACCGCGATGTAGTTGGTGCCATCGTACCACAGGTCATGAACGTAGAAGCCGAGACTGTCGGTGTTCCACGCCCCAATGGTCCCTAACGCCACGCCCGCGTCGTACACGGCGTTGACCGCCTGCACCGGCCCGGCGTTCACCTGATAGATCAACTTGCTCGTGTTCACGCACGCCGCCGGCACGTTCCTAACCGTCCCGAAACACAGCGGCTTCGGCTTGTCCTTCAGGTCGTCTTCCGTCCCTTCCAGCCCATCCGGCAGACTATTGTCCCCGGCGTACTTGGTCCCCTGCAACGGCACGGACAGGTCGAGCATCCGGTCCCGGAGCCACACCGTCACCAGCTCCCGCCCAACCTCCACGCTCTCCATCGTCGCCACGAGCCGCTGCGTGAACGTCGAGAACGCCGCCCCCGTCTCGCCCTCGTACAGCGTGAGGTCGCGCCCGTCGAAGCCGTAGGCCCGCAAGCCGTCCAGTGCCCCGTCCCCATTGTTCAGCATCAGAAAGCCCGAGGATTCCAGCGAGCGACCAAATGTCGCCTGATCCCGAAAGAGGGACCGCTTGAGCTGCGGCGGACGCCTCACGCATTCGACGAACGTTGTGTTCGGTGGCGTGTCTGTCGGGCGTGTTGTGAACCCCGTGGTCGAATAGAAAAGTGTGCGCTCGCTCGCCATGCTCGGGTCGTACACGCGCAGGGTCACCGCATAGATCGTGCTCATGCGGTCACCAAACCCCGGCGCAAGGCCCGCAGTTCTACTAACTGCTCCTCACCCTTCAAGCGCACCTGTTCCTGCACGATCTGCGGCCCTTCTTGCTGCACGGCAATCGATTGAACAGTGAGACCGATGAGCTCCCCGAGCTTCGTTTCCGTGTGCTGCGCTATCGCTTTGTTATCCTTGAGTTCGCGGATAATCGGATCGCTCTCCGCGGTCACGATGGGTTCGGGCATGGGAATGATTAGCGGCTCCCATGCGGGCAGATCGCCAAGGGATATCGAGTCTTGTTCCCAGGGCGGCAGGATCGGGATCGGCATCAGGCCCTTGTCCCATGCGGGCAGATCGGGCACCGGGAGCGGGTCCGGGGTCCACAGCGGCAGAGCGGGGACCAGTAGTAGGTCTTGGTTCCATGCCGGTAGATCGGGCAATGGCAGTAAGATCTTGTCCCACGGCGGCGGGTCGGGCAATGGAAACGGCAGATCCCACACCGGCAGGATGGGGATCGGCAACAGAGTCTTGTCCCACGACGGCAGATCGGGCAGCGGCAGTGGGTCCGGGGTCCATGGCGGCAGGTCGGGAATTGCCAGGGAATCCTTGTCCCACGACAGCGGGTCGGGCAGCAGCGAGTCCGGGTCCCATGGCGGCAGGTCGGGAATCGGGAGGTCGGGAGGCTCGGGAACGACCGCCTCCTCCCACAGCGCATCGTGGATGCCACGCAGTAGCGCCAGTTGCTCTTCCAGGATACCGATCTGCTGTTCCTCCGCTGAAGCCTGGGCCTCAAACTGCCCCGCGAGCGCATCCGTGACCTGCGAGACCATCGCAAGGTCGCGCTGGAATCCTGCACCCGAAGCGCTGTAAACCCGCGAGGCCTCCAAGAGCGCGCGGGATAATTCCGGGATACGGCCCGCCGCCGCTTGGTCGCCGCCCTGCGCCAGAGTGGCTACGCGCTCAAATTCTGCGCGGGCTAGGCTGGCTGTCTGTGCGGGCGAAGCCCCAACGAACTTCAGGGAATCGGCATACTCGCGCAGTGTCGTCGCCATCTGGCGCGACTTCTCGGCGCCCGTCCGTAAACCGGTCAGCCGTTCCTCAATGTCCGCAGCCTGGCGCTCGGCTTCGGCCCGCTGCGCCTCCCAGGCATGCGCCATCTGGAGCGCGGCGAGCGTGGCCGTTTCCGCGCCGTCGCGCACCGCCTGCTCGTATTCCCGTTGCTGGCGCAGAGCCAGATCCATCGCATCGGCTTCATCTGTGCGACCTTGCGCGACGAGTTGGCGCACCGCGAGGTCTTCCCGCAGCTCTGTCTGTTGGCGCGCAAACTCCGCCCGCAGGCGTTCCGCGACCGCGAGACGCAGCACTTCGAGGCGCGCCAGTTCTTCGGTGTTATAGCCCGCCGCCAAGGACGCGCGGGCCAGGTCATCGAATTGCGCGCTGAGGCCGGCGAGCGACTGTTCAAGTCCAGTGATAGGCGAGAGAATCGGCGGCGTTCCCGCTGTGCCCATCGACGTGAAGGTGAAACCCATCGCAGCCGCAGTACCCATCAGCGATGCGGTCCGCGCTGCTTGTTGTGACGCTGCTTCTGTTGCTTCCCGCACCCGCGCGAGCCGACGCTCCTCAACAGCGGCACGGCGTGCTGAAGTTTCGCTTCCCAGCAATGCCCCTACAAGATCAGTGATGGCACTCGTCAGGTATTGCGTAGGGTTGATTGCGGACGTGATGCCAGAAACGAGGCCCGACAAGATGTTCCCACCCTTGGCCGAGAAGAAATCCGCAACGGACGACTTTTCACTGACACCCCTGACCCATTCCGCCGACTCCTCCTCTTGGACATCCAAGATCTCATTGTTGAGCCGATCCATCGCCGCGAGACGACCCTCGACCCATCGCTGCGATTGTTCGTCTTGGGCGGCGATGATCTCCGCGTTGAGGATCTCGATCTGGGCAATAGCGCCGTCCGTGGCCCGCTTCAGATCGTTGAACCACGCCATCGCCTCGTCACGTTGCCCACCCTCCATGAACGCATTCCGTCCCGCCGTTGCCCGCGCGGCCTCGTTCAATTGCACGGCCTCGACCCGCTGGCGCGCGATGGCGTTGGTCAGCGCGTTCATGCGGGCCAGTTGCGGCCCCGTGAAACGCAGTTCGTTCTGGGCGAGTTGGGCACGGCGATCGTATTCGATGTTGAGCCGCTGTAGCGCGGTATCCGATTGGCCATAGGCGGCATTGATCGCTCGCAGCCGACTCAATTCCTGGGCGCGAGTGTTGACGGTTTCCAGCACTACCCGGTTATAGGCGGCCACGAGAATCGTGCGCTGGGCAAAGATCGCGTTGTATTGCTCCTCATCGGTAATGCCGGTCGTGGTGATTATCGTTGACGGCGTGGCCCCGTATGTCCCGTAACTGCGGGTCGTGGTCTGCACGAGCTTCGCCATCTCGGCGTTGAGTGCGGCTACGCGCGATGCGACGGACGCGAGCTCGTTGCTCGCCAGTCCCTTAATCCAGTCCATGTACTTCTGCTTTGCCCGCTCGGCTCGCTCCGATAGAGCCGCAAGACCAGCAACAAACACCGCGACGCCAGCCGTGGCGAGCACCAGCGTGGCCCCACCACCAACCGCCAGCATCGTCGCAGCCCCACCCATACTCCGTAGGGCGCCGGTGGCCGACCCCGTGGAGGCCGCCATCATCGTGGCAGACATCGCGAGCTGCTCCGCGCTCTTCGCGGTCCACCGGAGTTGATGGCCCGCGTGGGTCGCCATGCCTGCCATGCGGCTCAAGGCGGCAGTCTCCGCGCCCGCCAGCGTCGAACTCAGGCCAGTGATTTGCGGCCCGAAGGCTGTCTGCGCCTTGCTGCCCCCGAGGGTGACTTGCGCCTGAAGGGACTGATTGAGTTCACGCACGGCGGCCACCATTTCCCGCGCACCAAACGCGCCCGCCTTGTACTGCGCGTTCAGGCGATCGAAGTCGCGCTGAATGAGCTGGAGGTCGCGGTCGAACTCGGCGAACGTGACCGCGGCGGTCTGCTGGACGCGGACCATGTCCCCGAGCATCCGGTCCCCGAGCGACATCCGCTGGAACTGCTGCTCCAGCCCCACGCCCTTGGCGGTAACGCGGTCAATCGCCGCGCCCGCCTCCTCCAGCTCGGCGCCATCCACCCGGAGACCAATCGTTGCGATGTCGGCCATCTACTCGTCAGGCTCCGTGGGTTCTTCGGGGAAACGGTTGGCGCGATCCAACGCGAACAGCGCCTCGACTTCCAGCGGGTCGGGGTTCCGGCCGGTCAGCCGCGCCCACGACTCGATCATTGGATAAGTGAAGGGACGAACACCGTTCATGTCTACGTCCCGCGTCGGGGCCAGTTCGCAGAACCACCCCCACACCGATGCCATGATCTCGGAAAACGGCGGACCTTCTAAGGCACGTTGCGCCGCGACATCGCCCCGCCGCGCCAGTGTTTCCCAGTGTTTCTGCTGTGCCACCCCGTCCCCGGCGGGTTGCGCGAGCCGCGCCTGAAATCGCGTCCACGCGACTAACTCGGCAACGCCCGCGCGAAAAAATCGGCGTGGCTCCGAATTCCAGCCTCGACCTGCTCCAGGATATGGTCAGCGGTGAGGAGTGTCTTGACATTGGCCGCCGTGCATTCCCACGGCGCGCCGTTGGACTCCCAGCCACTCCACGCCACGACACCCGCCGCCGCTTGGGCAATCCGGCTTTCCAGAAGTTCTTCGGGGCTGGGTTTCTTGTTGCCCCGCCGCAGGAAGCGTCGCGTTGCTGCGTCGCGCGCGAGCCGCACCGCCTTGGATTCGTCGCCCAAGACGCTGATGGTCGAGGGTTGGCCGTCCTGGCCGACGTAGGGCTCCTCGTCCTTCCGCAAGATCTTGATGACGACAGGGTGTTCGTCCTCGGCGATCGCCGCCGCCACGTCGTTCATGTCCGCCATGAGCGTGCTCCTTGGGTTGGTGCTCCGCGCCCCCATCGTGGCACGCCTGGGACAACTCAACCCAGCACGACGGGGAACGCGGAACGGTGCTGCACAACAACAGCCGCGCGCGTGCAACGCGGGTCCACCTAGGCTTCGGGACGTCTCCGACGAAGACTCGGGCGCGCCACGAATGTCTCGTGTGCCTCTTCAGAAATAGCCTCCTCGGGGAACGCCCAGAACCCCAGCCCCGTTTCGCGATCCCGGAGGTGAACGATCCCCGTGAGCGTTTTCCCGCGCACCGTCGTGAGGTCAAGCACCTTGAAGCCGCTGGCGCCCGCCCCGGTCACCGCCAGCACCACGGCCTCCTCGTGCCCACCGTCACCGGCGTGATAGGTGACTGTCTGTCCGGTTTTCATCAGGCGGCGCTGGAGGTGAAGTTCGCGATGGTGGCGTCATAGCCCGTGGCGGCCACCTTGACCGCAGCCTCGATGGCCATCGTCTCGATCTTGGGACCGGTGCTGCCGCCAGCTGGTTTCGCGAGAGAAGCGATCTTGACTCGGGGCAGAAACACACCGAGGGCACCCCGCGGCACGTCGCCCGGCTCCTGGAGCAGAAGACCGAGGTTGAACTCCGTCTCGGCGTCGAATAGGGTATCGTTGGCTGAACCCGTCCGCGCGCCGGTGATCGAGCCTTTCACGGTCATGATGTTGTCGAACACGTCGGGGCTGACGAACGTCCCGAGGATCGGCAGCGTTGTGGCGCCAATGGCGAAGTCGAGATCGAAACCGGTGATGTTGACGGCCGCCGCGGCGTTGAACCAGGCCGTCGAGTCGTCGGCAATCAATCCGAGGCCCGTCGTGGTGGTCGGCGTGGTGAACCAGGGCGAGGTACCCACCACGAGAATCGTGCGGTCCATGCCCATGAACGTCGCGCCCCACGTCGCCATCTCGCCCGGCTTGGCGCTGAGACGGAATCCGGTCACGCGGCAGCCCAGATACAACTCCGACAGGTCGGTGTTCTCATCGTACTGCTCGATGGTATGCGAGTACCGGGTCGGGGTCGTCGGCGTAGTGACTTTCTTCAGCACGTTGAAGGTGGCGTTGGTGTCCGCGCCCACGACGGCGAGCGGCGAGCCGACGGTGGTGATGATCTTGTCGGTCGCGTCGATGGAGGCAACCATGAACTTGATGTTGTCGATGGTCGCGCCGACGGCGCCGCAGTAGCACACGTCGCCCACGCGGACGCCGTGCGTCGTGGCCCACGTATCGGTGCCCGCCAGTGTCACGGTGTTCGCCGTAAAGGCCAACGATGTGTGTGCCGCTCCAGCGTCGCACGTGAACTTCGGGGTTGAGGCGGCAACCCACGTCGAGCGCATCACCGATTCGATGATCATATCGGTGGCACCACCCACGGTTAGCTCGCCGTTATACGAGCCGTCCACTGATTTCCCCGCGAGGCGCATCAGGGTCGACGTGAGATCATTGCGGAGTTCCTTGCTCTGGACCTGCGCCCGCTTCAGCTCGAGGCCCGGACTGTCCGTCATGCGAATGACATGACAGGGTGTTGCGCCTACCAGTGCGGCGGTGCCGGTCGTGGACTCCCGCACCAGGCGGACACTGACATCGCTCGCGAGCTGGATCGTCATGATGCGCTCCTAGATCGTGTTAATGGTTTGCAACCAGAGTGGGATAGTGGCCGTGACCCACGCCCAACTATCCCCGTCGGTCCGTAACTGAGAGCGATACGACCCCGTGTCCGTGCGAACCCGGAGCATCTCCCCCGTCGAGAGCGTGATCGACTGGCGCGGCGGGAACAACGTGAGCAGCGCGTCGGCGTAACTGAACGCCGCGAGCGCCTGCGTCTTGAACGGGACGTAGAACGTCACCAGGTACTGCGGGAATCCGTCCACCAGCCCGCCCGTGCCGCCGAACACATGCTGACCCCTCGGCCCGGGGAGGTACTGCTCGACCACATACGGCTTCCCCACCACAGGGGCGGTGACGGGCGGCAAATTCTCATAGACGCACGTGCCGGGCAGTCCGACACTCAGAGTGCGCCCACTGTTGCCCGCCTCCGCTGTCCGTGCCGTGGCAACCGTAAGCGTGAGGGCTTCGACCCTCGTGAGCGTGTCCACCGGGTTGGACGTGAAGCCCGCGACCGTCAGTTCCATGCCGGGCGCGAACCCGTCCGTGATGAACGAGCCGGTCGTGCGCGTGTAGCCCGTGGTCGTCGCGGCCAGTGTCACCGAACCCGTGGTGCAGACCGAGAGCGTCGCGGCCCGCGCCCGCAGGGCCAGCAGCACGACGTGATGGCTAGTTGCCACGGGATTCCTCGACCGCTGCGTCCACCAGCTGCTGAATCCCCGCCACGGTCATCTGCACCGAGTGGAACCCGCCGACCTGCGAGCGCAGGGTCAGGGGGCCGTACCGACCAACACCTTCCTCGATGGGCGGCGCGTAGACGATGTTCGTCGTGATCTCGCCCACCATCGCCTCGGGGAACGCGGCAATCCACGACGCCTTGAGCGTACCGATATCGACCGGCTGGCCCGGGGCACCCGTGATGGGCGAGCCTTCGGTGATAGACTCGTGCGCCTTCTGCACCACGGCGACGAGCACTTCCTGGCTCGCGGCCTTGATGCCGACCTTGATGCGGGCCATATCGTCGGTCCAGCTCACGGCGACACCGCCGCGATCACGACGCGAGCGAGAATCGCTGTGCCCGCCGGCGACAGAGGATTCACGTCCTTGACCGAGTGTGCTACGCTGTTCCACGTCACCATATCGCCCGGCTTAGGCAGTGAGCCGAAGGTGGTCGGCGCGAACAACAGCGTCGGCGCGGTGGCCTCAACCAGCGAGAGCGCCCGGTAGGTGTCGGGCCGCCCACGGGCACGAATCGCGTAGCCCGCGACACTTGTGCTCGTCGGCGTGACGAGACCGGTAGCCGAGTCGAACGCTTCGGCAACGCGCGTGAACGTCACCGCGGCCCCCGACTCCGTGAGGGTCGCCAGCGCGCTCGCGTGCTCATCTGCGTAGAGCGTCACCGTCGCCTGCCCGCGCGGCCGAGGTCGTTTTCGAAAGTGTCGCTCTTGCTCATGGGGTCATTCTCCTCTTCGGGTGCGGCATCTGCTTAGGCGGTTTCGGCATCAGCTTCGGCATCCGCTTGGGCATCGGCATATCCTTCATCGGCTTGTCCATCTCGTGCTTCATGAGATGGACA